ACTCAAGGCTTTGCTAATCCGTTAGTCAGCGTAGGTCAGTATCGCAATACACTTGGTAAGTTTATCGAGGCAGCAGGGTACAAAGACTCAATGGAGTTCTTTAAAGAGATTCCACCAGAGCTAGACCAACAATTGTCTCAGCCACAGCCACCACAACAACAGCCTAACCCTGCGTTAGATATGATGATGCAACAGGCACAGGCACAGATCGAAACAGACAGAGCCAAAGCAATCAACGAGATTGAGATTGCCAAGGCTAAAGCACAAGCCTCTATCCAACTCGAAAGAGAGAAGGCAGCAGCTAACCTAGAACTCAAGACAGCAGAGTTCCAAGCAGAGGCTCAGTTAAAAGCAGCACAAGTCGGTGCTAAATTAACAGGTGATGTCAGGATACCTGGATGAATACAACCGACAGAGCTAAAACATTATTAGGCGATGAGTTTTTCCAAGAGCTATTACAGGCTCAGAAAGACTCATTCAAGTCGTATATCTTTAGTTCTGCCGAGCATGATGTAGAAGGTAGAGAAAGAGCCTTAGTTAAACTAAAGGCACTAGAAGAATTTGAAGCATCTATTCAATCAATCGCACACAATGGCGAAATTGAAAAGAAGCGTGTAAAGGTTTTTTAACAACCATAGAGGTCGAAAATGAGTGAAAACACCAACCCACAAGGGAGTGTAGACAATTCTGTATCAGGTGCAGCTAATGCATTTATGTCTTTTCTTGAACCACAAGCGGAGGAGGCGAAAGCCCAACCAGAACCTAGTGAGGCAGAGTATTCTGCCGAGTCCGAGGAGCAAGATGTAAGTGCAGAAGAAGCTGAAAGCCAAGAAGAAGAAGTAGAGGAACTCCCCAAATACCGAGTTAAAGTCTCTGGTGAAGAAGTGGAAGTTAGCCTTGATGAGCTTTTGAATGGTTACAGTAGGACTGCCGATTATCAGAAGAAAACTCAATCTTTAGCGGAACAACGAAAGGCTGTAGAGGCTGATCGAGTAAAGATTGATGAAGCAGCAAAGACTAGAGAAACATATGCCCAACGACTCCAAGTCATTGAACAATTGTTACAGCAACAAGATCAAAGCCAAGACTTAGCATCACTCAAGGCAGAAGATCCGATTGCTTACGCAGTTGCAATGGGAGAGAAGATGGAAAGAGATAAGCAGTTGCAAGCGGTGCAGATGGAAAGACAGCGAGTTCAACAAGAACAGCAGTCCTACACTCAAACACAGTTGCAAAAGCATATCCAAGCAGAGCAGGCAAAACTTGTAGAGGCTATCCCAGAGTTTAAAGACGATGTGAAAGCCGAAGTAATCCGTAGAGACATACGCAATTATGCAAAAGCTCAAGGATTTACCGATCAAGAGTTGTCTCAGGTTTACGATAGTCGCGCTGTACTAGCCCTCTATAAAGCAGCACAGTACGATAAGTTAATGGCAGGCAAAGGTGTTACTTCTAAGAAAGTAGCCAATGCTCCTAAAACGATTCGACCAGGAACATCTAATCCGCAGAGTTCTGAGAATGAAACAGCAAAAAAAGATAGAGCAGCATTACGCCAATCTGGCAATAAAAAGGATGCGGCTCGTTTATTTGAACGATTTTTATAAAGGAATTTAATCATGGCAGCATATGATCGCTATAGCGCAATTGGTGCGCGGGAAGATTTAAGCGATGTTATTTATGACATCAGCCCTACCGACACCCCAATTATGTCAACCATTGGCAAAACCAAGGCAACATCGGTTACGCATGAATGGCAAACAGATAGTCTCGCAGCAGCAACCACAGCCAACGCATTAGTCGAAGGCGCAAGTGCTTCTGAGGGTACTATCACCCCAACAACCCGTCTCGCAAACTTGACACAGATCGTAGGTAAGACTGTTATGGTTTCTGGTACTCTCTTGGCTTCTGACCTTGCTGGTCGTAAGTCTGAGATGGCTTACCAGTTGGCTAAAGCATCTGCTGAGATCAAGCGCGACATCGAGACCATCATTACAGCAAACCAAGGTCAGACAGCAGGATCGTCTGGTTCGTCTGCTCGTAAGTTAGGTTCACTCCTGTCTTATATCAAGACCAACACAAGCAAGAATGGTACTTCCATTACTGGTGTAGACCCAACAACCCTTGGTGTCTCTACTCGTACAGATGGATCAACTCGTGCATTTACTGAGACCATCCTTAAAGATGTTATCGCTAAAGTGTTTGCAAGCGGTGGTACACCATCAGCATTGTTTGTTAGCCCTGCACAGAAGCAAGTAGTATCAGCTTTTACAGGTTTGGCAGCACAACGCTACCAAGTGCCTACGAGTGGTCAAGCAACCATCCTAGCCGGTGCTGATTTATATCAGTCCGACTTTGGTGTATTGCAGATCGTTCCTAATCGTTTTATGCGTACTCGTGATGCGTTGATCCTTGATCCAGAATATGCAGCATTAGCATATCTGCGACCATTCCAGACCAACGACATTGCTAAAGTAGGCGATGCAGACAAGAAACAAATCTTGGCTGAATTGACCCTTGAAGTTCGCAATGAAGCTGCTCATGGCGGTGCTTTCGACTTATCTTGATAAATAGTAGATAAGTTGTAGAATAGGGGGTGGGCAAAACCTGCCCCCTTTCTAGGAGTCTTTATGTCAGAACTCGGCAAACGAGGTAACTTAGGTGTAGTAAACGGAGTAGTAAAAACAGCCTACGCAGATGGCGAGGGCGGTCTTATTATTAAGACAGAAACACAACTAGACGATTTTATTGACCATACAAAGGCTCAATACAATCAGCGTAGTGAAAAGACAGGATGGGGAGATCTCCCCTACGATGCAAAGAATAAAATAGCATCATTACCTTTAGAGATTATTGAGACTCTAAATGTAATGGGAATTATGCGAGGCTTTCATATTACCGACCAAAAAGCCCTCAAGAAGTGGCTAAATAACCCTGATAATAAGGTATTTAGAACCAGAGGGGGTCAAGTATGAGAGTCGCTATATTAATGCCAGCTAGAGGGCAAATGGAAGTCTCTACAGCGTTTGATTTAGTAGCAATGTGTGCGTATACCATTAAGACCACAAAACACGATATAGACCTGTTTACTAGCTCTGGAACGCTAATATTTGACCAGAGAAATAAGTTGGTAGAAACAGCACTAGAAAACAAGGCAGACTATCTGCTCTTTGTAGATGCAGATATGAGGTTTCCTAAAGATACCTTAAAAATATTAATGGCTCACGATAAAGATATTATTGGAGTCAATGCAACTACAAGGGCAGAACCCGTTAACCCTACAGCTAGGAACATCCATATTAACGAGGATGGCTCTGTAGATTGGGTAGCGGTCTACTCCAATGCTAAGTCAGGCGTTGAGAAAGTAGATGGGATTGGCTGTGGAATTATGTTGATTAAACAGAGTGTCATTAAGAAGATGGAAAAACCCTACTTCTACTTTGAGCAACTTTTAAACAACAAGATACTAGGCGAGGACATTTACTTTTGCATTAAAGCAAAGGATGCAGGAGTTGATACTTGGGTAGATCACGATCTATCCAAACAGATAAAGCATATTGGGCAGTATGTCTATGGATGGCATAACATCGAACTACCAAAAGATTAGGAAATCATGGCTTACACAAACTTTACCGATCTTAAAGCATCGGTGGCTAACTACTTAGGTCGATCAGACTTAACATCGGTTATCCCCGACTTTATTAGCTTTGCAGAGTTACGCATAACAAGAGACCTACGCACTCGGCAGATGTTAGAGTCAGCCACAGCATTAACAGTAAGTGGTGATGGCAAGGTAGCCTTACCTACAGACTTCTTAGAGATTCGGGATTTACATATCCAAGGCAACCCAAGATACCCTATTACTTATATGTCTCCTAGTTTATTTACTAGGGATGCTCCGGCAGACGAGAGTGGCAAACCAATTTATTACACAATCTTGGCAACTGAGTTTGAGTTAGCACCAAAGCCAGATACAGCGTATACATTGGAGATCCTCTACTATGCTAAACCTACTGTACTTTCTACTAATAATGCAAGCAATGTATTTCTTGCTAATTATCCAGATGCTCTCCTCTATGCCTCGCTTTTAGAAGCAGAGCCATACTTAATTAACGATGCAAGAAGTCAGACATGGGCAACCCTGTACGACAGAGCAATCAAAAACATATCCGATGCAGACCAAAATAGCGAGTATTCGGGTGTGCCTTTACAAATGCGCGTAACCTCACGATAAGGAAATAACATGGCTGAAATGTCAAACTACCTAGAAAATGCACTAGTTAATGCAACTATACGAGCAACAACCTTTACCTCTCCTTCTGTAGTCTATGTTGGTCTCTACACTACAGACCCAACAGATGCTAATACAGGCACAGAGGTAAGCGGTGGATCGTATGCTCGCCAATCAGCTACCTTTGGTGCACCTAGTAACGGAGTATCTACTACGACTGCTGATATTACCTTCCCACAATGTACTTCTACATGGGGAACAGTCAGCCACATTGGAATCTTAGATGCACTTACTACTGGCAACCTTTTGTATCACACACCTTTAGACACATCTAAGACCATAGAAACAGGTGATTTGTTTAAGATTGCATCAGGAAGTCTGACAGTAACATTGGCGTAATATGCCAGCAGATTACTGTGGCGCGTTCTCAATTGATAGCATAGATCAGTTTGGAACGCTTGAACAAATACTAATATCGTTTGACGATCCAATATGGAACTCAGCTAACACTTGTATTCTGTATGGTGATGGTTCGGTAACAGGTAATGCAAGTGCATCAGCCAATGGTATCAGGACAAGGGAAGGTGTAGGCTCAGTAACTGCTAATGGCACAGTCGTATCTAGCGCAATAAGAACAAGAACATCATCAGGCTCTATAACAGCCGATGGCACAGTAACTGCAAATGGTTTTGCAATTCGTAGTGGATCAGGCTCAGTCGTAGCACAAGGAACAGTAAGTGCAGAATCAATCAGAATTAGAACAAGCTCTGGATCTGTTAGCTGTGTGGCAACGATCCTCGCTAATGGATCTGGAATATTTGGTGGATCAGGTGCTATCAGCGCAACTGGTACAGTATCGGCAATCGCTATTAGGACTAGAACAGGCTCTGGCTCTATTTCAGCCACAGGCACAGCAGTCGCAGAAGGAATCAGAGAAAGACTAGGCACAGGCAGTATCTTAGCAACAGCGACAGTTAGTGCTATTGGCGGTGTAGAGTTTGAAGGAATAGGATCTGTAGTTTGTCAGGCAACAGTTACAGCAAGCCCAGTAGCCATTTATAGCGCAGTAGCTACAATCAACGGAATAACTTTAGTAAATTGCTTTGGCAGAGTCTTAGGCGATAACTGGACAGACGAAACAGCAGGAACAGAGTCTTGGACAGGTATATCAGCTAGCACTACAACATGGACAGTTGAGACGGCAGGCTCAGAGACTTGGACAGGAACAACACCAACAGTAACAACTTGGTCAAATATATCTAGCGGAAACTCACAATGGCAATAAGTAGAATAACTTTCGGAGAGTGGACTCCAGATCAGCCAGGTATTACTAACGGCTTACAAAGGGCAGAGAATGTCTTTTCTAAAGCTGTAGGCTATGGTGGTTTACAGTCTGCTGTAGATTACTCTGCCTCTGCATCGGAAAACTTAACCAATGTTGTTGCAGGTAAAAATACCTCTGGCACAACCATTGTGTTTGCTGGTGGCGATACAAAATTATTTAAGCTAGACACATCAGACCTATCTTTGGATTCTGTAGTCAAAGCTAGTAAAACAATTAGCAATGTAGCAAAGACAAGCCAAGTGGTAACAATTACAACATCGGCAGTACATGGTTATTCTGTGGGTGATTCTGTTACTGTAACAGCCGTTACAAATGTTGCAGTTAATGGAACTTTTACTATTACTACAGTTCCAACAACTACAACTTTCACCTATGCTCAAACTGGTGGAAATATTGGTACGACTGCTGATACAGGCACAGTAACCTTTGCTTATGTAACACCTTTAAACCAAAGATGGAGATTTACTCAATTTGGTAATGTAATTGTCGCAGCTAATGGTGGTAACAGACTGCAAGGATTTAACCTTAATAGTTCTTCTACATTTCAAGATTTAGCATCAGATGCTCCAGAATCTCGGTACATAACAATTGTGCGCGATTTTGTAGTGTCAGGCTATGTAAATAGCTCTACTGTATATCCAAACAGGGTGCAATGGTCAGCATTAGGAGATGAGTCTAGTTGGACAGCATCAGCAACAACCCAAGCAGACTTCCAAGATATTCCCGATGGTGGATCTGTAGTCGGTGTTACTGGTGGTGAGTTTGGTCTAGTTTTTATGGACAGATCAATACATCGCATGAGCTACATTGGCAGTCCTTTGATATTTCAGTTCGACAATATCAGTCGTAACCTAGGATGCTTTGAGGCAAACAGTATTGTGCAGTATGGAGGAACAAGTTTCTTCTTAGCAGATGATGGTTTCTATGCGTGTGATGGACAACAAGTATTGCCAATTGGGAACGAGAAAGTAAACCGATTCTTTTTTGCAGATGTAGATCAAGGCATTTTAGACAAAATGTCTGCTGCCATAGATCCTGAAAGAAAGTTAGTAGTTTGGGCATACGCATCAAACGATTCTGCTACACCCGATAAATTGATTATCTACAATTATCAAACAGGTAAATGGACAAGTGGCACTACTAATGTTGATCGTGTAGCAACAAGTTCTACACCATCCTTTACATTAGAGGGATTAGACATTTTTGGTAATGTAGACACAATCACCACATCGTTTGATAGCCGTATTTGGCTTGGTGGCAAAATGCAGTTTGCTGGTGTTCGAGATGCCAAGATTATTACATTCTCAGGCTCAAATGCTACAGCTATTATTGAGACAGGTGATATAGAAATGCCTGGTACAACTTCTGCAATTACGATAGCAAAGCCAATTGTAGATAATGGCTCTGGATCAGTCGCTTTAGTATCTCGTAGACTTCTTACGGAGTCTGTAGCATTTGGCTCTCAGACTGCAGCAGATGCAGAAAATAGAGTATCTTTGCGTGGTGTCGGAAGGTATCATCGTCTACAATTAACTCCTACAGGAACTTGGACAAACACAGTAGGAATTGATATAGAAATGAATCCTTTAGGAACTAGATAATGTTTCGATTATTACCTCCGTTTGGTGCAGATCAAAGGGGTGTTGCCGAAGTAGTCAATGGCATTATGAATGGCAAGACCAACAATACAGGCACGATTACTTTAACTCAATCGTCTGCAACTACTACACTTACAGATGCAAGAATAGGTAAAGAGTCGGTTATTTTATTTACACCAACTTCTAGTCATGCAGCATCAGAAATGGCGCATCTTTTTATATCAGCGCAAACAAGCGGTTCAGCAACCATTACGCACAGAAACACAGGTCATAACGACCTTAACTTTCAATACATCATCGTAGGATAAAACTATGGCAACAACCACAAGCACATCGTCAGTAGATCCAGCGTTACTCCCATACCTTACCCAAGGTTTGCAGAGGGCGCAGAGTCTATTCTTAACAGGACAACAACCTGAGTTCTTTCCTGGTCAGACTTATGTAAGCCCATCTGCTGCGACTACTGAGTCAATTGCCCAACAAGAGGCTATTGCTCGCCAACAGTCTCCTGTTCTACAACAGGCACAACAGGCTTATCAAGCATCTTTAGGTCAAGTAGGACAGACTGCTGCCGGTGGGTTCTTAAATGCTAATCCGTACCAACAAGCGATGATGGAGGCAGCTACTCGCCCACTAACCCAACAGTTTAGCCAAGCAGTATTGCCAGGCATATCGAGCCTTTACAGCCGTTCTGGTCGTTTAGGTAGCGGTAGTATGGAAAGAGCCTTGGGAACTGCTACAGAGGCTTATGGGCGGTCTCTAGGGGATATTACAGCCAATATCGCAGGATCACAGTACCAACAAGAAAGAGCAATGCAACAACAGGCTCAGTTGCAACAAGCTGCATTAGCCCAAGCAGCACCTAGCTTTTATGGTCAGCAATTCCTACCTTCTCAGACATTGGCTCAAGTGGGCGCGCAACAAGAGGCAATCGCTGCACAACCTCTACAAGAGCAATTGGCTCGTTATCAGTTTGGACAACAGTTGCCCTATCAGCAACTCCAAGGCTATTTGTCATCGGTCTATGGCACTCCATTAGGTCAATATGGAACAAGAACCACAGATGTTCCTACCTATCAGAATCGGGGTGCAGGCATCCTTGGCGGTGGAATTGCTGGCGGTCTAGGTGGATATGCATTAGGTCAAGCGTTCCCAACTCAAATTGGTGGTACTTATGGTGCGTTAGGCGGTGCAGCACTCGGTGGTTTATTAGGTGGTGGATTCTTCTAATTGCTAGTAAGGCGATATAGCCCAAAACAAATACAGTCTGAATGGTCTGTTATTGAGGGTTATATTGCCGATGCACTTATTAAAAGTGAGTGCGATGAATATGATGTAGAAGATGTAAAAAGTTCTTTAATCAATGAGCATTTGCACTTATTTGTCGGTGTAGAACAAGATAAAATACAAGGTGTGATCGTTATATCTTTTGTTCAGTATCCAAAACAAAAAGTGGCTTTTATCTGCGCTTATGGTGGTAAGTTTGTAACCAACAAAGAGGCATACAAGCAACTATGTTTATTGTTTAAAGCATTTGGAGCAACAAAAGTACAGGGATATGTCAGAAACTCTGTTGCACGCTTAACAAAACGACTTGGATTTGTAGAAAAACAAATATTGGTGGAACATAAATTATGAGATTCAACAACAGAGCCTGTGCATTGATGGAGATTCCTGATCTACCACAAGGTGCTTTTGAGCATTGTGGAGATAAAAAAATTAAACCACAAGGCGGTGGTGGTGGAATACCTATTATTTCTGACATTGGATCTGCTTTAGAAGATGTAGGTCAAGCAGTTGGAGGAGCAGTAGAAGATGTTGGTCAATTTGCTGGTAATGTTGCAGAAAGCCAATTACAAGAGATAGTAAATGATCCTGTAAAAGCAGCTACTAAAGCTGCTTTAATTTATTCAGGAAACGCATGGGCATTGCCTATTGTTGAAGGTGTAGACACATACGAAGAAGGTGGAACTTTAGAAGAAGCTCTTGTATCTGGTGGCAAGGCTTACGCAGGTCAACAAATTGGTGCTGAATTAGGTAGTCAATTAGGTGGTGGTGAGTTTGCTACCACAGGCGAAGATTTCAACATGGGTGAAGGTGGTTATTACACAGGTGAAGATTTTAATATGGGTGGATCGCTTGGTGATGCTGATATGCAACCAGGTGGTTTTTATGGCGGTGGAGCAACACCACAGGCAACCATAGTGCCAGGAGAACTAGGCGATATTATTTTAGATGCAAATGGTAATGTAGTTTTATCTTCTGGATCTGACATACAGGCAGCACCTAGCTCTTTCAAAATAACGCCAAGTCAAGCATTACAAGGATTACGAGGTGCAAGTGGTTTATTAGGTGGTAGACAACAACCACAACAACAAATGCCACAAATGCAGATGGGCTATGTTCAAGAAAGAATGCCTCAAGGCGCAGTAGATTACTCAGGTTTATACAATTTATTAGCTTTACAAAACAGAAGAAATCCAAATTCTTTACTAGGATAAAACATGGCAATTGATCTATCTACCTTATTCGGACAACAACCAGACTACTCGTCTTTTTTGCCTGATGCAGAAAGACAGCGTATGCAAACAAATGCTACTCAAGCAGCAGCATTAAATTCTGCTATCGCTTTGCTTGCTCAGTCTGGCAGAACAACACAACCTATTAGCACAGGACAAATATTTGGTAGTGCTTTAGGAGAAGCACAAAAAGGCTATCAATCAAGCATGGACAGAGGTATACAAGAACTTCTTACGGGCTTAAAAATAAAAGAATCAATGGCAGGAAAGTCTCCAGAACTTTCAAAAGAACAACAACAATATGCGTTCCAAAAATATGGTAAAGCTAAATTTATTGATTTAAATAAACCACAACAATTAGATGTTTTAGAATTTGGACAAACACCAGATATTAACAAAGCATTAGAACAACACATTGCTGCACAAAAATTAAAAGCAGATACAGGAATAGATCTTACAGATACAACTTTGGATAATTTGAGAAGGGCGCAAAGATTTACACAAAGCAGTTCTTCCCCTACTGTTTCTAATCCTCCAGTTGTTACACCTCAAATAAGAAACTTTAAGGACAAATAAAATGTCTAGCAAATATGTAATTCTCTCTGATGGTACTGTTGCGGAGTTTGCACCAACAAAATCTTTAACAGAAATTGATTCAATTCTATCAAAAGATAATTTAAGTAGAGATACAAAATATCCAACTTTTTCAGATCCTAAAAAATTACCATCACCAATATCATCTGCATCATCAAGCGTAACAGCAACATTTGTTGGTAATCCTGCATTAGCAAATTTACCAGCTACAAAACAAATTGAGTTAAGAACAGAAGAAGCAAAAAAACAATTAGAAGCCCAAAGAGAATTACCAAAAGCAATAGAAACTGCAAAGATAACAGTAGATACTGTAGATAAGTTATTAAAACATCCTGGTTTTGAATATCTAGTTGGATTTGGTGCGCCATTTGCAACCTCTAGACTATATGCAGGAACTCCAATAGCAGGAGCTAATGCTTTATTAGAACAAATAAAAAGTAGAACATTCCTTGAGGCTTTTCAAATGCTTAAAGGTGCTGGCGCAATTACAGAAAAAGAAGGAACAAAAGCAGAAGCTGCTCTTAATCGAATGAATGCAAATCTAAGTGAAAAAGACTTTAAAGAAGCTGCTTTTGACTTTACAAGTTCAATTCAAGCTGCAATAGATCGTGCATCTAAAAGTGCTGGTAAACCAAGTGTAGATATTAAACCTTCTTTACCTCCAGGTGTAACTGTTACTCCTGTTACTAAACCATAGGAAAATACAATGCCAAGCTATCAAGTCAAAATACCTGAAAAAGGAACTTTTGAAGTAAATTCTGATAAAGAATTAACTGAAGCACAGGCTTATGAGTATGCTTTAATACAGGCAAACAAATTACCTGCACCATCTCAACCATTAACTGCTGGTCAAGTAGCAACAGGTGCAATAACAAACTTTCCATCGTCTTTTGCAAATTTAATTGGCAATATTTATGAAGCTGTAACGAACCCAGTTCAAACCGCTAAATCTGTTTTAGATGTAGGTGCTGGTGCTTTGCAAAATGTATTGCCAGAAAAGTTTGTACAGTTTGTTGGAGAAGATAAACAGTCTAGGGAAATGGCTCGTAAAGTTGGTGAGTTTTATGCTGATCGATATGGCACAGGAGAAGGTCTAAAAAAGGCTGTTGCAGAAGATCCTGCTGGTGTGTTAGCTGATTTATCTACAGTTCTTACAGGTGGTGCAACAGTTGCACCAAGAATTGTTGCTCAACCATTAACTAGAATTGCAAGCACCATTGATCCATTAGCTGTTACTGCTCGTGCTACTGGTGCTACAGCAAAAGGTGCTGGTAACATTTTAAGTTCATACATAGGTGCAACCACAGGCGCAGGTAAAGAAGCCATTGCTCAAGCATTTGAAGCTGGTCAAAAAGGTGGAGCAGCAGCAGAACAATTTCGAGCAAATATTAGGGGTAAAGCAGATTCAACAGATGTTGTAGCCATCGCAAAAAGAAATTTAGACGAATTAAATAGACAAAAATTAGATGAATACCGATCTGGAATGGTTGATATTAGAAAAGATAAAACAATATTAGGATTTAATGATATTGACAAAGCAATACAAAACGCAACAAAGACAGTAACTTTTAAAGGTCAAGTTACCAACAAGACTGCTGCTGAAAAATTACAAGATGTCCAAGATAAAGTAAGTAATTGGAAATCCCTTAATTCAGCAGATTTTCATACACCAGAAGGTTTGGATGCATTAAAAAAACAAATTGGTGAAACTTTAGAAACAATAGATTTTAAAACAGAAAAAACTGCCTATTCAGCAGTTAGCGATATTTATAATTCTGTTAAGGCTTCTATACAAAAACAAGCACCTACATATGCTAAAACAATGAAAGCATATACAGAGGCAAGCGACCAAATTAAAGAAATACAAAAAACATTAAGTTTAGATAGAAATGCATCAGTAGACACACAGTTAAGAAAACTGACAAGTTTGATGCGAGACAATGTTCAAACAAATTATGGTCAAAGAGTAAAACTAGGAAAACAGCTAGAAGAAGCAGGTGGTGAAATATTTATGCCTGGCATCGCAGGTCAAGCACTTTCCAGTATTACACCAAGAGCAATACAAGGCGCATTAACATTACCTACAAGTCTTGCTGGTTATTCTGTTGGTGGGTTTCCTGCCGTAGCAGCAAGTTTGTTATCTTCCTCACCAAGAGTTATGGGAGAAACAGCATTTGCAACAGGTCTTGCTGCAAGAGGAGTCGATCAACTTGGTAGAAGAATACCATTTGCAACTAGACCAGAGCCTTATAATATTCTGTATCAAGGCGGTCAAATGCAAGGCTTATTAGGCGAATAAAGTCTTTATAATTAAGGAAAATCATGGCATATACAAAATACTCACTAACCCCTGCTAATAACACAGCAGCACCTCCAGATGGTGCGCCAGAGGGGATGCTCCCATCAGCAGTAAACGATACTATGCGCGATATGATGGCGCAGATCCGAGATGTCGGAGATGGCATTAGGGGTGGTACATATACCATGACTGCTCCTGTAATTACTGGCGGCTCAATCAACGGAACAACTATCGGTGCTACTACAGCATCTACAGGTAAGTTCTCTACATTGACCAACGCAGCGCTTACCTCTGGTAGAGTAACCTACGCTGGAACAAGTGGAGTTCTACAAGACGATGCCGACTTTACCTTTAACGGCACTACAGTAACAATGGCTAATGATGCTTCTATATCAGGTCTTACTGTTGGTAAGGGTGGTGGTGCTGTTGCAACTAATACGGCTGTTGGTTCTAATTCTCCTTTGGGCTCTAATACCACAGGAGCAAGTAGTGTTGCAGTAGGTTCTTATGCTTTAAATCAAAATTTAACAGGTATTGACAATACTGCGGTTGGATTTGGGGCTGGCTTTTACATTACTGGTAGCGCAAATACTGCTATTGGGCGTTCTGCTTTATCAACTGCTTCTGCAAGTACAGGTAGCAACAATACTGCCGTTGGTTTTTATGCGCTTCAAGCAAACACAACCGCATCTAGCAACACAGCCGTAGGGTATCAAGCCGCATACGCTAACACTACAGGTCAAGGTATAACAGCTATTGGTAAAAGTGTTCTTGTAGCAAATACCACAGGTAATTCCAATGTGGGTGTTGGTGGAACTAGGGATGGTGCTTTATCAGGTGCGTTAATTTCCAACACTACTGGTAGTGAAAATGTGGCAATAGGTGTTGGTGCTTTATCAAGTAATACTACTGGTAGTAATAATGTGGGCGTAGGACATTTAGCTGGTACTAGTATAACTACTGGTAGTAAGAACACTATTGTTGGCTCTTATTCAGGTAATCAAAGTGGTTTGAATATTACTACATCAAATAACCACATTGTGTTATCGGATGGTGATGGTAATCCTAGAGCATATTGGAACGATACAGGACAAGCCATATTTACCGCAACATCGGGAACTGGTTTAAGTGTAACTAATAACTTTACTGGCAACGGAACTCCATTAATTCTTACGCAATCAGCCACCAATGCCTTTAATGCAATGGAAATTCGTAATTCAGGGGCTACTGGGGTATTTATTGTTGCGGCTAATGGTAATGCTACAAATACTAACAACAGTTATGGCGGTATTTCTGATATTAAATTAAAAGAAAACATTGTTGATGCAACTCCAAAACTTGATGATTTAATGCAAGTTAAAGTTCGTAATTACAACTTAATTGGTGATAATAAAAAACAAATTGGTGTTGTTGCCCAAGAACTTGAACAAGTGTTTGCTGGGCTGGTCGATGAAACGCCTGATAGGGACAAAGAAGGCAATGATTTAGGAACAACTACTAAATCTGTTAAATATTCTGTATTTGTACCAATGCTAATTAAGGCTGTTCAAGAACTCAAAGCAGAAGTAGATTCCCTTAAACAACAATTAGGAAACTAAAATGTTAGAACTTACACCTGAACAACAAGTAGCTAAAGACTATTCTGCCGCAATGGACAGCGTAAACCTGCTAAACGCTGGCAAACCTAAAGATATGACTGACGAAGATTGGGCTGATACTGTTGCTCGGAACAAAGAGCATCTCAAGATTATGCTGGCTAAAGACTTTTGGACAAATGAAAACCTAGTTCCGCTACAGGCAGCTGCACAATGAAACAGACCATTCTTGATGCCGATGGCAATGTGATGACGGATGCGTACATTGCGAGATTGCCATGATAGATTTAGTTGACAAGAACGAGGCAGCCTTGTCTGCTCACGAAGCTGTCTGTGCTGAACGCTATACAGGAATCAATGCTAGGCTAAAACGCTTAGAACAAATCCTAATAGGTTCGGCAGCTTTTATTATTGCTATTCTACTTTCTCTTGTCTTGAAATTAAATTAAGCCTATGAACTATGTCCGATCAATTTGGGTTTTTAGAGGGTGCAAAGTCATTTAGCGAAAGCGTAAAGACAGGCAAAGAAGCTGGTAAGGCTATTGGATCATCTATCGAGGATGTCCAAAAAGAAGCAGCATCGGTAGCACAACAAAAAGCCTTAGAACGCAGAAGGCAGATCAGAGAAGTAGAAGTAGTAAAAGAACAGTATTTCAAACGAGCCATGATCCAATGGCAAAAACAAGAAGAAATCAGAATAAAAGAAGAACAAGTCAAGAAAGACTTTGTGAAACATCATGGTCAAAAGCGATGGTCAGAAGTAGAAACCATTAAAGCAAAGATTGAAAAACAAGAGAAGGAAATAGAAAATGAATTTAGAAAAGATTTGGCAGAAGTGCGTAGAGTTATGTATATGTGCTATGCGCTGGCTGCAATCGTTGCCTGGTATCTTACTTGGGGTCATAAAGGGTAAGAAATGATTACTCTATTCACTACTCTTGTTTCATTCCTTACAGGCGGTTTGCCTAGTCTATTAGGATTCTTCCAAGACAAGTCAGACAAGAAACACGAACTAGAACTAGCAAGACTCCAGACCGAAAGAGAGCTAGAACTTTTAGAAAAAGGTTACGCTGCACAGGCTCATGTAGAAGAAATAAGAACGCAACAAGTAGAAATGCAAACCCAAGTACAAGAAAGACAATCCTTGTACGCACACGATATAGAGATTAGCAAGGGTTCTGCACAATGGGTTACTAACGCTAGGGCAATGGTAAGACCAGCAATTACATATGGTCTATTCCTTATGTTTGCCTTTGTAGAAGTATTTGGATTTTGGTTTGCCTTTCATAAAGATGTGCCATTCGATGTAGCTCTCAATCTCTTATGGGATGATGAGACTCAAATTATTTGGGCATCCGTTGTTTCTTTTTGGTTCGGAACTCAGGCTTTCTCACGAAAATGAGTTTAGAGCATCGTGTCATTGACATGATTAAACACCACGAGGGTGTAAAACAAAGACCTTACCAATGCCCTGCATTACTTTGGACTGTTGGTGTAGGTCATGTTATAGATCCTAGTCATGCTAGAGTATTACTAGCAGAACGAAAGGCTTTACCCATTCCTAGCGGATGGGATCGGGTGCTAACAATGGGAGAAGTAGATGAAATTCTTGCTAAAGATTTGGCGCGGTTTGAAAGCGGAGTACGAAGATTATGTCCTAGTGGGCTTACTTCTGGTCGGTTTGGCGCACTTGTGTCTTTCGCCTTCAATGTTGGACTCGGTAATCTCCAAAATTCTACCCTTCGGATGAAACACAATCGAGGTGAGTTTGAGAGTGCTGCCGAGGAGTTCTTAAAATGGAACAAAGCCGGTGGTAAGGAATTAAAAGGACTTACTACTAGACGCAAAGACGAAAGAGCTTTGTACCTCTCATAGAATCTTGCCATACTTAAACAGGGTGTTCTTATCTACTAAGAAAGCCTTTTTGATCTGACTATCCCCCTCCCCTATAAATTCTACATACTGTAGTTTACTCAGGAAGATGCACTTAAATATGTGCTTGACCGGCATGATGACAAACATCTGTCCATCGTAGAAAACCCAGTAATCAGCTTGGGTAGCCATTAAGCCCGAGTCTTTCCCATACATCTCTATCTCTACAACGATATTGCCTGTTCTTTGGCTCATAGGGTCAAACTTTACCTCTACAGACTTATCTATCTCTGGTATCCATATATCGTACCCTTTAAAAGCGTTTACAAGGGTCGCACAAGGGTATTTCTTTCGTAGGATAGCTAAGACCCTTTCCTCTACCTCCAAACCCCTCTGTAGGTCTGTTTGGAAGGTCATAAAGCCACCCTGATCGGAAGGGGGGTGGCACTCCTTGAAAGGGTGTGGCATTGCGCC